CATCCAAATAGTATTTGACATTGATCAAGTTCGCGTAATCCCCGGAATATGGAGAAAACCGAAGGCTTAGGCCGTCTGTATCAAATGATTGTGAAAAATCAATTGTAAGAACAATCGGTGTATCAAACTCTCCGCTTGCATCACTCATATCTAAAGAGATTAGACCGGGATGCACATAATCAAGATTTGAAGGAAGCAATTTATAATTTCCATCTAATAACCAGAAATCCGGTTCGTAAGTTGCATACGGTAGCGGCGTGATATTATCCGTTTTCAGGTCAATCAACTTAGAAAATGGTTGTAAATTTGCAGGTGTTGAAAAACTTGAATTTTGCTTGCTTTCAATCCCGTATAAACCGAAAGAAATCTTTGGGTAAGTTTTAGCCATACTAAACCCTCGCCGGGGTTCGTGCGGTAAAATTCACGGTAAGATTTTTCCAGAAATTTCCAGCATCTTTAGATTTGATTAGATCATCACCAACATTCGAGAAATACGCGGTATATGTGAAATCTCCATCTTCATCTGGGACTGTAACTTCGTGAAATTCTACCGGTTCTGTCAACTTATCCCATAATGCAGCATATTCGGTTAGATCATTCGTACGACCAAACTCTAACTGATAATTGAAATAAACACCGATCAATTCACGCTGAAGGTTGCCATCTTCTGTTCGTTCAGCGTATTTATCCAAAAAATCAGCCCGGCGGGTAATTCGTTTTATTGGAACATCAAAAGTAACACCATCAATAATGATCATATTGATACACTCCCATTGATTAGGCTTCCACCAACCCGGATATTTTCATTGTCAATATATGGCTTCAATTCACGAACCAAAGCCGCTAAAGTACCTGTAAAGTTGATTTCAATTTCCGCTTTAATGTTTCCAAGTTCTTCATTGACAATTTGCCGCAATAATGCTTCAGGTGTTTCAATATTGCGCCCGGATTTTTGATCACCGAGAACAGCTAAAAACTCACTATTCGGTGGAATGACTGCCCCGGTTGCCAACCTCGGTATAGATGGCGCAGATACACTTGGAATACTCAGTCCCCAACTTCTCCCACCGTAACCAGGCACCCATGAAGGAACGGTAACATTGATTTTATTCAAACTGCTAATAACCGCATTGATACCACCAGCAACAGCGGCAATCATGCCATTGATAAAATCTATAATTGAATTGACCGTGTTTTTGACAAAGTTTTTTATCCCGGTGAAGGTGTTTTCCCACTGGGTTTTGATAAAATCCAATCCGGTCTTGAAACCGTTTTTTATTGGTTCAATAATTGAATTCCTAAACCAATCACCGGCAATTTTCCAAATATTTTGCACACCAGCCCAGGCATTGAACGCTAAAGTTTTGATACTATCCCATAGTCTGATAAAGATGCTTCTTACCGGGTCAATAACTCTTTGTAAAAACCATGTATAAAACTCAAGCCATTTCGCAATAATAGCGCCATAGATTTGATATGCAATTTCTTTCATTTTGCTTGTGGTGTAATTCCAGGAAGCTAAAATAGCAGCGCCGAAACCTTCTTCTTTCAAAACTCTTGTAATTTCTCGAATACCTTCAGCAACCCATGCCAGATAATCAAGGACCTTATCAGCTGTCCATGCGGCAAGCGGTTTTAGGAAATCTTCCCATAATCTTTTTAGATATGGAGAAATCGCAATCAATACTTCATTCAAAAACTCTAAAGCGGCGGCTAATAAATCCAAGAATACCGGTGCCGCATCTTGCAATAACCATAACCCTAAAGGTTCAAGGATATTCTCATAAGCCCATTTGAGGTTTTCCCAAGCAGTAGCACCTAAATTAGATAATGCTTCTTGAAGTTTCTTGAATGGCTCTTGAAGCGGTGCAACCAATTCAGCAAACTTAGCTTTGATCCGTTCAACAAATGCGGCTAATTTTTCATCAAATGCGTTAATGGCCGTATCAACTTCACCAAATCCAGCGCCAATTCCCGCACCAATCCCAGCACTTACCGGATCACCCGCCCCGGTATCTTGTTGCAAAACATTCAAATCATCAAAAGCGGCAAGTGCACCTTTAGCGGCTTTTCCAGCTTTATTTGTGGCATTCGCTAAATCATCCTGAGCATTCGCGGCCGCCCCGGTATTCGATGCCAAATCGCCCATTTGAGAAGATGCAACACTTACATTTGTTCCAAGTAAAAGGTTTACAATTTGTGCAATTTTGTTTGCAAATACTGTGAGTGCATCAACAACCTTTGTAACCATCGGAATAATCCGTTGTAACAATGGCATGAAGATATTGCCAATGGCAACCTTGAAGTTGTAAAACGATGCTGATAACTGCATGTTTACCCCAGCAAATGTACTGGCAACTTTAGCGGCATCTCCAGCCTGATATTTACTTTCTTCAAGGATCCCGGCAACCTCAGCCTGTATTTTTTGTTGTTGGGTTAGCGCATCTGTGGTTGTGCCAATACTATCAGCGTATTCTTTCCACATTTTCGCAACGTTTTTTGTAACGCCGGCGTTATCAACCAGGATCGAATTTTCATTTTTCAAACCTTCAGTAGCAGTTTGTACCGCTTCACCAAGGCTGTAGGATGCCTGTCGTCCAAATGCTGCAGAATCCTTTAGCGCAATCAGAACACTTTCAATTTGCGAGGTATCATAACCACGTAATGCGAGGTTTTTATAAGCGTTGATAGCGTTAGTCGCTGGAATTAGCCCATCTTGGGTGTAATCTTCGATAAACTTTTGAGCGGTTGCAAATGATCGACCTTGACCGTCCATAATAGACTGCAAACCAACCATAGCACTTGATAAATCACTGGCCGCTTGAACCGCTGATTTTCCAAAATCAACAACTTGACCAATCCCAAATACCAAGCCAATAGCAAGACCAATCTTAGATAACATCCCAAGGATATTTCCTAATCCGGATGAAATAGACTTCACACCCTGATTGAAGCCTTTACTGTCTAATTTGGTATCAATTTTTATTGAGCCATCATATTTATCTGCCATGTTTGCGCTCCGCACAATAACGCTGATAAATTCCCTGAGAAACTAACATTCTTTTGAAAAAATCCAATTCAAGATCGGTCATTTTTTCAACGTTCTTTTTTACATCCGGAAGGGATAACAATTCATTCATGATTTTAGGATCAACTTTGATCCGAGGTTTTTTTCTCTTTGCCACGGTTACGCTTCCCTTCTTCAACAAGCTGCATAAACTTGTTGTATTGTTCTTTTTCTTCAATCGTTCGATCGTCATAATCTGGTACATCGATCAAATCGCCTAATTCACTTGCTATTGCCCGTTCTTCTTTGGTGGCTTTCCCGGATTTGATCCGTTTTCGTAAACTGACTAAATTTGAAAAAGTGGTATTACTTCCCAAGTCCATAAACATAGCGAGAAACTTCCACCAATGAAGATACTCAGTATCCGCGAGGTCAATATTGTGTGTTTGTTTATAGGCTGCAAAAATCAAGTTGGCATCTTTGGTAAAGCTGTATAATCGTTGTGTTTTTCCTTGATCTTCATCTTTACTTTCTTCACCACCGTTTAGAAATTTGACCGCTTGTTTTACCGCACCGAGCAGATTATCAGGCCATGGAGCCGTGTACATGTTTTCGAGAAGAATTAGCCCTTTTTCTTCGTTGGTCAACTCAGTATCTTCAAAGGCCATAATCACCCGCAAACAGGTACGGAAATCTGTTTCAATCGGATATTCTGTTTCATCGATCATTACAGCGGTCGGCAGCTGGTCGGTGAGGATGTTCATGCTGGTTCGTACGTCTTTTCAAAAATATCCGGTTTGCATGGGTAGATTTCCCCATTCACGCCTTGGATAATAAAATCTCCATAATTCCCTACCATTGTTCCCTCCAGTGTTTCAATCTCGCAAGACGTTTCAAAATGCTCTCTGCACTCATAATGAACATTTTCTGGCATGGTGCTGCGTAAAACAATTTTTCTTTTAGTGACTTCATCCATGAACCAATCAGGAATAGGGTCAATCCCCATTCTAAAAGCTTCAACAACAACAGGTTTTTTTCTAAACTTAGCCATAATTCCTACTTCATCACATGGTTTTTATTTTGTTTTATATATTGCGCTGTTTTCTGACTACGCGAACTTTTGATAAATGGTGTAATCCCGTCAAGGAACTGTTCAAATACATCAAAGCTGTACGTATCGCCAAATGCTTTTTGAGAAGTCCCCGAGCCAAAGACCTTATCGATCTCACCGCGTACAAATTCGCATACTTCTCGCAATAAGGAAATCCCACTTTCCAAATTCTCAGGGATGCCGTTATCATCAACGGACTGATTGTTTACAACCTCATTTGCCCGTTGTAAATATTCAACTTCTTTTTTCTCAACTGCCCGGATCAAGTTATAAAATTTCTCAGCAAACAAAACATCTGTTGGGTTGAACTCAATCACCCGTTCAGGATCATCATTGATTGCAATTCGTTTTATTCCGGTTTCAATTCGGATACTATCCATACAAAGCTAACCTTTCAAAAAACCCCGCCCGGGTTAGTGAGCGGGGGTTATATTCCTTAGCTGGCGGTAAATGCGCCAGTCGTTGGATTGAAAGTACCCGCAACCGGATCACCGATGTAATTCAGCGTGTAATTACCTTTTACGGCTGTTCCACCGTCACCACCAAAAGTATCAACCTGGACACTTACGTTCTGTTTTTCAGCCGGATATGCTCCGGATGTTTCAGCTTCGTAAAGCCAAACATTGATAATATCGGTTTCGGCATTACCCAAAACAGCACGGGACTTTCTCAATGTGTCGAGAAAATCGGCAGCTTCATCAGCGGTATCTGGGGTGATTTCCAGCGGCATATCCGGTTGATAGCTTTCCACTTCACGGGAGCCGCTATCCTGATGGATATATGTTTCCTCTAAAACTTGAGGATTGTAGTTGATATTTGCCGACACAATACCAACACCCAGTAGCGCATAATCAGCAGTTCCACCAGGCACAATGTTGATATAGGTTGCAAATTCACTTCGTTTAATTTTTGCCATGTTTTTTTACACTCCTTATTTATTTCCTAGTTGTGCACGAACGAAGCAATCTTTAGCTTCTAAAAGTTTCCGCATACCAGCGGATTTTTCCGCACCATCTGGCAAAACATCTTCCATATAATGAGCCAATTCACTAACTTTCTTGCTAACTTCTTGTAAATTTTCAGGAAGATGCTCATAACCAAAATGTTGAATAGTAGTTGAAGGCATTTACTATGCTCCTTGTTCGTATGTCAATTTGCATTCAATTTGATATACTGCTCTATCGGATTCGCCCTGTTCGAATAAATATCCAATCATGGCTTCAATTTCAATCGCAGTTTGATTTGTTCCCAATGTAGGTAATACACCGGCTTTAGTCTGTGTTTCCAGCCAATCCGAAAACGCTTCGTAAAATCCAACATTCTCTAAACGTTCAGCTTCATCAGCGGTGCTCTCCATGCTTTGAAAAAGAAAAGGGTATTCCCGCAAACTTGAACCATTGATGTATGATTCAACAATCTTTTCACCCGGAATCGGCACAATCGAATACTGTGTTGGGTTACTGCCCAAGAAATTCACCCAGACGGGTGCATCAGTTTCTAATCCTGAATAAGTTTTCAAATAGGTTTTTAGGCTACTCAGTATTGTCATGATCCTGTACCTGTTCCTGCAATTCGTTTAGCACCGCGAACAATTCGTTTACCAGATACGGCCTTCATTCGCCGAAACCAGAACGGGCCCCGTAATGGACCAGTTTCACTACCCGGCGTTCGTGGAGAGTAGTATTGTTTCCGAGCATACGGAGCAATCCATTGAACCGTTCCCGATCCAATATCAGTTCCTAAAATTCCGGATTTGACCAACATTCCAGTTTGCAATGGAGTGTATTTCTCGGATAGTCGCAATACTTCACTGTCAACATAATCTTGAGCGTTTTGGTATCGACGTTGCCACTTGCCTAAAAATTCTTGTTTATATTCAAGTTTGAAGCGCAATTGAGAACCACCGCTTTTAGTGACAATAACTTTCCCTTTTGGAGTTTCAATAAATCGACGTTTAGCCATTATTTCGCTCCAACTTGCCAATGCTGCATGTGCGCTGATCCATAATCCATCGTGTCTACTTTGGTAACTCGTACCGTATCAGCATATTTCGCCATCAGTTTGGTAATCGTAAAACTCGAACTGATTTCGTCCGTAACCGCACCTTTTACCAAAACATCCCCCGGCTTGATCGTGATTTCACCACGCGCAAAGGGGATATAAACCGTTACAGCATCAGCATCCAACAACCCGGATTTGATCACATTGACGGCTTTGCGATTTTCCCAGAAAACAGCTTCGATAACCTGTCGGGTATAAACCTCATCACCGGAAACAACAGACTTTTTATAAAGGGTCAGATCCGTATTCGTCCGCATAAAACCCTCCATACATAAGCCCGGTACTACCTAAAAATAGCTTTGCCGCTTCTACCTGTTTTTGATCTTGGGTACGGGTAAATTGTTTATTCTGCACATACGACACTGAGTATTGTCCTACTCGTTCAGATGCGACTTGCGCCCCGTTTTGTTCGTAACTGTACATTTCCTCAGCGACCGCGCAAACTGCATAATCGATCTTTTCAATCAACTCAGTATCCGTATCTTCAGCGACAGTT